CTCTATACATTTTTCTTACTATTTCTCTATCTGTGGTTTGAGATAATTCATATATATCATTTATATTAATTAAAGACTCACTATTTTGTTTAATAGTATCTAAATTAACAGAAGCCATGTATACTATTAATTTATATAATAATATATAATATTATATAAATTAATTTTTATTTTTATTTTTATTTCTCAATCAAGACTTGTTTTGCTACCTTTTTTATTACTTTATTTATATTTTCTATGTCGCCATCCATTACTTTAGTCATTATTTTCATATACTCATCACATTGTTTGGATTTACTATCCATACATTTCGGATCTTTTTCTTTCCAATTGTGTAACATCTGGTAATTCTTCTTATTCACGCCCCGAACCGCGGTTAACATTTGTTTTGTGTCCTGTGTTTCTTTTTCCCATTTATTTTCCTCCTTCACATACAACGTTTCTCGCTTTGCGTCACTACAATGAACTGGCCTTTTATTCATATCCGTATCATTTAATTGTTTCATTATAATATTGGACACTCCTTCAACATAACCGAGTTTTCCAATATTAACCAAATCAGATATTTTTATTTCAATAGAGTCGATGAAGTCTGACATGTTCATCGCGTCTTTACATTCCTCATTCAAAAATACCTGGAGATTAAAAGTTTTGTTATTATTATTAGAATTAGTTATAGTTGTATTATTATTTTTACATATTTCTAATACCTGTTTTTGAAAATCTTGATTTTGTTTTTGTAATTCTGTATTATTTTTAACTAATTCTATTACTAATTCAGTTAATGCTTTAATTTCGTTTAAGGATGAATCTAATACGGTTGGCTCTACTACGGGTGGCTCTACTACGTTTGGCTCTAAAACTTCTAATACTATGGTTTCTACAGGACTCGTATTTTTACATTTTTTTTGATGATTATATAATCCTTGACGGAATTTATATTCATTACCACAAAGGCAGACAAATTTTTTTGGCGACATTTGGCTATTTTTTTGTAACGAATTGTAATTATTTACATGTTTACGTGTTAAACTATGTTTATCAAAATCACTTTTTTTTCTACATATGTATCCACACAGTTCACATATAAATTTTTTTGGCGAGTTTGGCGAGTATTCGGTATTCATATCTCTATATATATATGAATTACAAAAAAATCGCCTAAATCCTTTTAATTGTTTAATTTAATTTTATAAAAAAAGTTACAATCACAAATTTTTTATAAAAAAACGAAAATAAGAGCATTATGCTCTAAATTCATTTTTTGGCTTTTTTTCATCCAAAAGAGTTTTGCAAAAGTCCATTTTGGACATTTATAAATGTCCATTTTCCGATTTTGCAAAACTCTTTTGGATGAAATTTTCATGGTTTTTCTTTAAGCCCAATAATTATTAATATATATTATTTTTATTCTGAATATATTTTACACCCTTGAAGATTTAAAACCGCACCTTTAATTTTCTCAAAATAATATAGATGACAAAACATAAGACCGAAGATTATAAATATTCAGCAGTTAAATATTACTTAAATAATGAAAAAGGCGATGGTTATAAAAAAACGTGTAAAATATTTGATTGTAAGAAATCCACTTTACGTGATTGGATTAAACGATATAATATTTCTAAAAATCTTACAAGAAAAAACCGAACTCCTATTTCTTATAAGATTACTAAACCACAAGTGAAAACTGCGTTAGAAATTTTGAAACAAAACGAACAACTCACCATGAGTGAATTAGTAATGGAAATGAAACAGAAATATCCTGATTTTGATATAACGCCTCAACATTTAGGACATGTTCTTCGTGATAATAACCGAACAAGAAAAAGAACAAGACACGAGCATTTTCCAAAGGAACGATACAAGAAACCTATAAATAAACAAACCGAAATGAATGTTTTTTATAGTAAAATAAAACAATATCCCTTGGATAAAATAATTTGTTTAGATGAATCCAGTGTAGGTTCTGCTTTGCATCCACCATACAGTCGGTGTTATTTGGGTAAAAGATGTATAATAAAAACATCTAATCAATTTGTATTTCGTAAATTTACTTTATTAGTAGCAATAAGTAATACAAAAATAGTCGGGAAAGAATTATATGAAAAGGGCGGTATGACGGCAGAGCGATTTTTAGAATTCTTAAAAAAACACATTTTTCCACATTATAAAGGACATTTGATTGTATTGGATAATGCGAAAAGTCATAATAACGAATTGATAAAAGACGCAATTAAAAAGAGTGGGAATGATTATTTGTTTGCAATACCTTATACACCTAAAACAAATAATCCCATAGAGGCATACTTCAATCAAATCAAAACCTATATAAAAAAGAATAGGAATGTAGAAAATTATGAACAATTGGAAAAGAACATAGATAAAGCAGTTGAAAAAGTAAAACCTGAAAACTATAAAAACTATTTTCAACATGCGTACGGCATAAAAGAAGGAATTGATTTTCAAAGAAAACCATCTACCAGAAAAAGAAAATTAAAAATTTATAAATAAGAGACTTAAAAATTAATTGTATTTTTATATAATGCGACTGAAAAGCGAATTATATAAAAAGGAACAAGAAGCGATTGTAGATAAAATAATAAAAATATTAGATTTGGAAAAGAAACATTCTTATACCCTATATGAACTAGATAAGAATGAAGATATTCAAAATAATATAATGCAACTCATACCTGAAATAAGAAAATATTTTAGTTTTAATGGACTAAAAGCAGTCGGCGAACCGAAGCGAATAAAAAGACCTTGGTTATCCATAATAAAACAATTAACCAAGACCAAATATAAAGTGGAAAGTAAAGATTTACAACTTACCGAGAATGGAAACGTTATTAGAACCCATATTTACAAGTTTGAATTAATTATATAATTTTTTATACAATACTTAATCATCATTTCCTATAAATTTTGTTAAATTACATATATTGGAATAAACAATCGCAAAAACATACTCTTCGATATAATGCGGCGAAATGGATATATGTTGAATTATCTCTTTATTGTATTTAAAATATAAATGATGTATCATTGGCGCTGAACAATAATCTAAATTTCTCCAACTTTTTTTGAACTTTTCAATTATTTCAGTCATCATATAGTAAGAGCTAAACGCAGATTGTCCACTACAACGGTCTTTTTCCATTCTTAATGTAGGGTATCTTACATTATTATTTTCGCACAATTTCAAAAACGAATCCTTATCCATTTTTGAAAGATTGATTAAATAATGGGTAGTTAGTATTTGTTGTTTATGTTGTGCTAATATGCTTATACCTTTTATTAATTCTTTTACAGGTATATCCAATATAGTTCCCGAATTAGTAATTGGTTCTGGTTTCTTCTTTAAAATAATATTTTCCTCTGGTTGAATAATAGGCGTTGTAATAAGCGATAACATATAAGGTTCTGCCATATCCGTCATTATATTTTAAATTTCATAAATTCAATTAATTAAAATCAATTTTATAATTAATGCGTTAAAATACTTAAAATAAAAATATTTAGGAATAGTATATGGACTTCAAAGAAAAACCACCTGATGATTTTTTCAAAGGAATTAAAATTTCTTTGAAATCTGTCTTGAAACATCCTGATATAAATACGCCGAAAATAACGATTGCGGTTATTCAGTGTAATAAAATAGTCATTAATGTTTTATTATTTATGAAATTATATTTATTGGATTATTATGAAACGCACAAGGTTTTACCTATCATAGATAAAGTATTTATTAATTCCTGTATGAAAATCTTGTGTAATGAAAAACCCCAAGGCAGACCACCAAAAAAAGAAATTAAAGAACTCAAAGATACATTAACCGCTTTTTATACCAAAGAATTCCAACCGCTGATCCAAAATGAACCACTTGAATATACGCATATGAATACTATTTTAGATTATCTCACGATGGATATTCTTACAATGTATGAGAATAACATTAAACTACATTTCGTAGAATATGTAGAACGCTATGTGAATGTTGTTTGGAAGAAAAAGTTTTTGGTAAGTAAAATAAGAAAAATGAATATTAGCAAAAAAGAAAAAGATACTAGAATTAATAAGTTATGCAATCAATTAAGAAAAATAAAAAATGATTTATTAAATGTTACCGAAGGTACGCAAACGGCATACAAATCCCATGTATCTTATCATAAGTGGATTACCGAACAAAAACAACATATTCTACCGATAAAAAGAATCAAGAAGAATGTATATTATGATTTGCATTGTAGTCCAATGGACTATTTCCCCTGTATGATAAAAATGATGAAACAAGTAGAAGAGGAAGCACAAACCATTTGTAATGTTTTTCCAATGCGAAATGAAATCATACCGAAACATATTAGATTAGACACCACTACCTTAGTACATCTTTTAATGACGAAATCACAAGGTAATAAAAGTGCTTATTTAACCGAAGGAAATTTGAAACGCAATGAAGATAAAATATGGGAATTCTTTTTTAGAACTGAACGGAAATGTTTTCATAAAAAACATTACGAGTTTCATCATATGATAGAAACCGATGGAATTAGTTGTTCTTTATTGTTATTACGTAGGGATTTAATTGGAAAGCGTCTGCCGACTATGAAAAAGGGTATAAATAATGAAGAATATATTGATGAAGTAAAAGATTATACCTCCTTACAAAATAAGAAAATTGTTGCGATAGACCCAGGCAAATGCGACTTAATTTATTGCGTGGATGCGGATAATAAAGAAGCAAACACATTTCGTTATTCACAAGACCAACGCAGAAAAGAAACGAAGAAGAAAAAGTATGCGAAGATACAATTAGAATTAAAACAAGAAAAAATACATGGTAAAACAATTATAGAATGGGAAACTGAATTATCCAAAATGAATAAAAAAACACTGGATATAACCAAGTTTAAATCGTATATCCAAAATAAAAGTGAAATAAATGGGAAGTTATTTGCTTTTTATGAAAAATACATTTTTAGAAAATTACGTTTGCAAAGTTATAGAAATACAAAAACCAGCGAACAAAGAATGCTTAATAATTTCAAACGTATATTTGGTAATGAAAAAGATGTAGTGGTTTGTTTTGGCGATTACGAACAGAAAAAACAAATGAAATACAAGGAAGCAACCAAAGGAAAAGGAATGCGAACTTTATTTAGAAAAGCAGGTTTTCAAACGTATTTAGTAGATGAATTTAGAACCAGTTGTAAATGTTCTAAATGCGAAGGAGGTAGTTGTATAAAAAATATGGTAATGAAAAATCCAAGACCATATAGAAGCGGAAACGTTATCGTCCATGGACTGATTTGTTGTAAAAACGGATGCGGTTATTGGAATAGAGACGTGAATGGTGCAACAAATATCTACAAAATTGCTTCTAACGCAATAAATAATAAAACAAGACCCAATTATTTATCTAGAAGCAATAATTTATCAGGTAATTTAGAAGAATTACCACAAGCAAAATTTACATGCTCCGCAATGAGCAAACCTTGTTAATTTATAATTTCACCAAAAGGTGCGGTTTTAAATCTTCAAGGGTGTAAAGATTTAGATTTGTAATTGATCCCTAATATATTTTACAATACGTTCAGCAGCGCCAGGTCCATTATCCCGATTATACAGCCCAGAATTAAAGGTAGTGCCACTTATATCACCCTTGAATACGCATCCATTAAATCGGTCAATATACCCTTTCTTAATACATTTCAGGGCATGGTCATACTGTGATAAATCTACATCCGTTGTTATAAAATTCGTTTTGCTCATTGAATTGTTGATTAGCATAGTAAATAACGTCAATTTCAAGTGGTCAGTATCAAACATACTAATATCAATTTCCGTACTCATTTTTTCTTAGTTTCTTGGTAGTTAATAATAATTATATTATTAAATGTATTTCAATTTTTTAAATAATATAAAATAATTATTATTTACGCACTAATAAAAAGCGTAGCAATAATAAACGCAGTAAAAAATATAAACATTATTAATCCCATCCCTAAGAGTCCAAAGAGAGAAATACATTTTTATATTTTCTATTTGAAAATACATAACTAATATAATCATAAATGGCGAATAATTTTTTAGTTATCCAATTAATTAAATGAGGAAATATAAAATAGGCCAAAATAACTAACCATACCTTTATATCTTTATACTTTGATGTCGCAAAATAATCACTTACAAATAGATAATATACAAATAAAGTATAATAAATAAATAATAAAAAACTTCTATTTGCGTTAACCCAGCCTATATCATATTTTTCATATACAACCTTACGCCCACTGGTTTGAACCTTGGAAATGTATTTATCAATTTCCGAATTTAACTCTTTCTTTTCTTCCTTTCTTATTTTTAATAACTCGGACAATCTATTATCATACTCTTTATCTGAATTATAGGTCTTCAATAGTATTTGAAGTTCTTTTAAATTAGTTTCATGTTCGGCAATTGTGCCTGTCTTAAATTGTTGAGCAATTTTAACATTTCTCTCATAAATCATATCAGTGTAAGCCTGTTGTCCTTTTGTGACAGTATAATAATTTTTTTCAGCTTGATTAACTTGGTCAGGGGCATCTTTAAGATTGTTTTGTGCTAAATCCCATTTTTCTTTTAAGGTAGTTTCATTTCTCTCTTTCTGACATGCACTGTCACATATAAGTTTATCAGTTATCATAGAGACCAACCCGTTTAGTTTATTTTGCGGCAACCCAGCATCTATAAGTGCTTGATCTATTATCTCTTGATTTTTTATATCGGCTGGTGAAGAAATATTAATATTAGTTTGTGCCATTAATATTAATATATATTTTAAAGTATTGAATAGTTTAAATTGTCGCGTTGCTCTAAATGGTCGCATAGTTTAAATTGTCGCGTTGCTCTAAATGGTCGCATAGTTATTACTTGAACTAAATGGTTTAATGTCTGAACTAGATGAATTTAATCTGGTTGTATCATCCGATTTAATAAAAGCCATTGTGAGAAATGAATCTACTTCATCCTTTTCTACACATTTATCTTTTTTCTTATCATATTTCATTTTTTTAGAACAGCAAGCAGCGCCGACACAGCCGATAAGCGAGGAGGCCTCATTGGCAACATCATATAAGCCATCTTCTAAATCATCGGCTAAGTTAATGCCTTCAATTGCTTCCTTATCATATTCAAAGACGGTTTTGTCGTAAGAATCAGGAACATTAAACCAATTAAATTGGTCAAAATCCATATTATCGCGCCAATAGATATCATTGGCTTTTCTTAGAAAAAAGAATAAGGATACAATAAAAAAAATAGATAAAAGCCCATTTGCTATATTTTCAGGAAGTAATTCCTTTTTCTTTAATAATGCTAAAATCAGAAATAAAATACAACTAAAAATGACTATTTTCATAAGTTCAGTATATGAC